ATCAGTCTTTTACGACGGGTAGGAGGCTAAATGGCTAATACTACTTCCGGAACAGCAACGTTCGGGAAAACGTTCGCGATTGACGATATTATTGAAGAAGCCTTTGAGAGATGTGGTATTAGAGGAGTTGCTGGTTACCAGTTAAAAACAGCTAGACGCTCTTTAAATATAATGTTTCAAGAGTGGGCTAACAGAGGAATTCATCTCTGGGAAATTGGAGATGGATATCTGACTCTTGTTGCCGGAACCAATGAGTACATTGGTTATAGATCTAGCGGAGATGGAACTTCAACTTTATTAAATAGTGCAGGTGCAGCTTTGTATGGTACTGATGATATTTTTGAAGCATCATATAGAAGTAGCGCAGGTACAACTAGTCAATCAGATAGTCCCTTAACAAAAATTTCAAGATCAACTTATTCTTCTTTATCAAATAAATTAGCTCAAGGACAACCATCACAATATTGGGTTCAAAGATTTATAGATAAAGTAACTATAACTTTATATACAACTCCAAGTTCAAGCCAAGCTGGAGACAGAGTTCAATTTTACTACATGAGTAGAATAGAAGACGCAGGTGCATATACAAATGCAGCTGACGTTCCTTATTATTATATTCCCTGTATGTGTGCAGGTTTAGCATACTATATTAGTATGAAATACAGTCCTGAAAGAACACAAAATTTAAAAATGTTATACGAAGACGAATTATTAAGAGCGGAGGCAGCGGATGGGTCTAGTAACAGTACGTATGTTACACCTAAGACTTACTATCCAAGTGTTTAATTATGGCAAGATATGCACAAGGAAAATTTGCTTTAGCAATATCAGACATTAGTGGTCAAGCATTTCCATGGAATGAAATGGTTACACAATGGAATGGATTGTTTGTACATTATTCCGAGTTCGAATCTAAACAGCCACAATTAGATCCTAAACCAAGTGCAGCTGATCCAACAGCTTTACCTAAAACAAGACCACAACAACCTTCTCCTCAATCATTAAGATTTTTAGATTTTAATCCTTTAACTACTTTTGCTGCAGCTTCAGGAATTATAAATACATATTCTGTAGATCATCAAAGAAGTTATGGGGATACTGTTAGATTTAGAGGTTCTCCTACTACTTCACCAGGTACTGGTACGCCGGATACTATAGGTGATGATGGACCTGTTGCAGGAAGTCCTGTGGTAGGTTTTTCTAATATTGCAAATGTAGATGGAATCACTGGGGCAACTATTTGTAAGGCTGCTGGTTTTTCAATTGTTCCAGGAAAATATACTTCTGTGACTACAACTTTATTTTCTGCTATTTCTAGTGCTACAGCTACAGAAGGAATTACATTAACCAGTTCAACAAATTTTGCTAAAAGTGGACCGAGAGTACCTACTATTAATAATCCCAATGGAACTCCAACAAATGCTATTTTGGTTGGCACTGAAATTATTACTTATACTGGACTTGATGGTCCTGTTTTAAGTGGAGTTACAAGAGGAGCGCATGGAAGTACTGCGGCAACTCATTCAGCAGGAGCAGCTATTAGAAACTTATTAACTCCTGATAATTATTTTTATTTTAATAGTGGCGGAACAGCTACTACTGGACAAATTAGCGGTGGAGGGTATAATGTATCTTCGGGACCAGTAACATTAAAAGCGATAGGACCACAATAATATGCCAGCAGGAATAACATACACCCTAACTAATTTACAGGATGATATTAAAAACTATACAGAAGTTGATAGTTCTGTTTTTAGTTCGAGTGTTTTAAATAAATTAATTATAAATGCTGAAAGCAGAATTTATAGAGCTTTTGATGCTGATTTAGAACGATTCTATGCTACATCTACTTGTATTATTGGGAACAGATATGTCTCAATTCCTGCTGATTTAAGGGTTATTAGATATGTCCAATTAACTAATGATGCTGGAGATCAGGTTTATTTAGAGCAAAGAGACCCTAGTTTTATGGCTGAATACTATTCAACACCAAGTTCTTCATCTACTAGTATCCCCAAATATTATGCTAATTGGGACGAAGATAACTGGGTGGTAGCACCTACCCCTGATACTGCTTACGCAATTACTTTAGCTTATAATAAAGAACCAACAAGTTTAACCAATGCAACTAAATCTTCAACCGGCACATATCTCTCTAATAAATATACAGATTTGCTTTTATATGCATCTTTAGTAAATGCATATGGGTACTTGAAAGGACCGATGGATATGTTACAATACTACGATAAGGC